GCCCACATTGACTGTCTATGGCGTACCGCTAAGCTAGTCGTATACGGAGAGTAAATATGGCTGAAAAGAAATGGGAGCCCAGCCACATGAGGCTGAGCCCGTCAAAAATCAACACATACAAAAAGTGCCCACGCGAATTCTATTACAAGTACATAGCTGCCATTCCTGAGAAGAAGACCATTCACTTATTCCGTGGTTCGTTGGTGCATAAGATTCTGGAACGCCTGTTCAAATATCAATTTAAGAACATGACGGCGTGGGAGAAAGGCGCGCCACGCACATGGATGCAGTCCGAGTTCGAGAAGGGTTGGGAAGAGAAGATAGCCAAACACAAGTGGCTCTGGGAAGTACACACCAAGGCAGAGATGGATGCCATGTACACAGAGACCGAAGACCTCCTCCAGAATTTTGTCAGTACTATTAACAAGAAACTTACCGAGATGGTGAAGTGGAAGATATACAAAAGCAAATGGCAAGCGTGGAACGTAGTGGCACCTAAGTATGCAGAGAAATGGGTCAAGTCCAAGGAGTATGCAATAGTAGGCGTTATTGACGTAGTCTGCTCAGATTTCGACGGGGGCGTAACCCTGCTGGATTACAAGACCTCGAAACGCTATGGGCCCTATTTACCAGAGGAATATTATCGCCAGCTGATTATCTACGCATTCCTGTACACATTAGAGATGGGCGAGATGCCGACATTTGTGGGCGTTAATTACCTCCGCTTTGATGATACATTCTTTGTGAAGATTGGACAGAGCGAGCTCGATGAAGCACGCGATTTGATTAAATTTGTGCATGACTGTATTAAGGAACGCGAGGAGTACGAGGACCGCTATGAGCAGGTGCCCCAGAATCTCTGTAAGTGGTGTTCGTTTTTCAAGGGCAACGGTGGGCCGTGCGACGTAGAGGTTCCTAAATGGGAACCCAAATACAAGAAGAAGAAAGAGACTTATAAGGACGTGGACGCTTCGTTCAAGGGACAAATAGAGCTTGATGCTCAGACACACTTTCCAGAGTTTGATTAGCGCAAACTTTATATATGGAGAATGCGTAACCTGAATAATGGAGGATATCTTCAACGCAGTAGAAGATTATGGGCTACCATTAGTCCTTCTTCTTGGAGCAATTTATGCCTTATATCGCTTTATGGTTTTTTCACTATATGAAGTAAAGAACGAATTTGGTAGCCATCATAAAAGAAATGCAAAGGATATGCAAGAGGTAAAGATACTTCTCGCAGAAATTAAACTACTATTAAGGAGCGACAAATAATGAACGGAGACGATAATAGATTTACTAATCTAATGATGGCGGCTGTAGCCGCACCTGTAGTTCTAGCTTGGGTGGGTCTCTCTATCTTTTTGGTAGTGATGGCATTTAATGATACAAGTGTGGTATCCGATATAGAAGCGTATAAATCGGTTCTTTTAATAATTGGCTCACCCGCACTAGTTATCATATATAAAGTATTAGAATTATGGACCGCTCAACAGAATAGTAATATAGAACAAAAAAGAAAAGAAACGTTTAAAAACGGAGACGATATGGAACATAAATCCGATGAAGAGTAAGTATGGCTAAGAAAAAGGGTAAGAAGTAATATGGCATATAATAGAGGAAAACTTAAGAAGAACGGGGTACCTCGTAAGAAGCCCAAGAAGCGCCGAGTTCCTAAGGGAAAGAAGGGTGAATACCGTGGTAAAAACGGTAAGCTTCGAAAGAAGAAGTAACCTTTATATAGATGCACGTATCTAGTTATACAGGGCTCCCACTTAGGACCAAAGCTCCACAGATAATATAAAACGCAAGAGTTCAGGGGAGTCCCACAAAAGGAGATATTATGACAAATAATACAACGACGAATGAAACAACTAACCTAACCAATGAGTTAGGAGAAGCAGAATCTGGAATGTTAGAAAGCCTACTGGATATGCTAACCGGTTCGCCTGAGCTTGTGCTTATGGCGGCTCTTATGTTAGCTATGGGCGCATACATTATGTATACGCAGCCAGCAGTAAAAGCCCTTGTTATGGGCTATGTCGGGAAGCACGAGGACGAAATCAACGTACTTCTGGATAAGTATCTAACTAAATCTCAGACGATGGCTTATAAGAAGCTGGATGAAACAGCTCAAAAACACGTAAAAGACGCAATGCTCAGAAATGTAATTGTTTCTGCTTGGGACCAGAACGACGACAAGTTCGTTGCGGTTATCAAGGCAGAAGCTAAGGAAGCTCTTACAAACGCTAAGAAGCTTTGAACGAACACGAGTATGAACAGCGTTTGCGCCTGCGCGTAGGTGAACCAGAATATGAACGTCACAAAGAGCTTGTACGCCTGTTGGCTCGCAATTTGTCTCTTGAAGACGTTCTGTGGGAAGAAATTTCTCTACATATTCGGGATGTTAACCTACGAACAGAGCTCTTGCGCCAAAGAAACTCAATCGTTCGTGACATACATACGGAGTTCCGAGCGCTAAATATAGAGATACCTACTATGGTTGAAGAGAAGACAGAAGGATTCGCAAAATTTTTGGAGGACTTACATGACGATTCTAGCGACAAAGAACGAGGGAAAGGCGCTGAAGAAAGCCCTGACCGGTAAAAATCTTTATGATACTCGTTCGCTAGAAGAACTGTTTGAGAGTTTTAGAAAAGACGAAGATAAGATGAGGATGCTTGTAAAAGCATTCTGTGAAGCTTATTTAGTAGATGCTAAACAACGACCGCTTAAATTAAGGCCTCTACAGGAGATTATTGTAGTTAATTCTTTAACTCACCCTGTAGAGATGAAGCAGCGGAAAGTAGCTATCCTAGCTCCACGAGGCTGTGGGAAGTCCTATGCTCTATCAGTCGCGGTCGTCATCTATATGTTCTTTAAGCGTTTTCGTGACCTTATATTCGTGCTCGCACCTAGCGAGGACCAAGCCGCACTTATCTTCGGATACGTGTACAGGCACTTTAAAGACAACAGGTTTCTAGACAGCTTAGTAGATAACTACAAATTCCATAACAAGCCCCATATACGCATGAAGGGGGGCACATTAATGCGCAGGGCTCCGTTAGCGCCTAGCAATCAAGGGCAGGCTATACGGGGCCAACACCCTACATTCTGTATAGTTGATGAGTCTTCTCTCATCGACGATAATTTATTTGTAGATAACGTAGAACCAGCGATAGTTTCAAATAATGCCCCCTTCATAAATCTAGGTACACCGAAGTCAAAAGATAATCACATGTACAGGTATTTGTACGATGATGCCTATTCTGATACATGGACGCGCCTAGTATATACTTGGCGGGATGCAGTGAAAACTGGCGACAGTTATGAAGCGGCATACACTGAAGAAGATATGCTTGGAAAGATGATGGAATGGGGTGAAGACTCCATCTATTGGAGAACGGAATACGAATGTGAATTTGTGGAAAGTATTTCCAATGTATTCAATCCTGAAAAAATTAAGGCATGTTTTGATGACTACGCGCTTACCCCTCTCCCCGAAGCCTCTCTACAAGGAGGAAAAAATTGCACTGTATCTGTTGATATTGGTAAATCTATTAATGCTACTGTTATTAGCGTATGGGCCGCTGAAAAAGCTGATGAGTCAGACATTGCAAGACTTATATATATTGAAGAAATCAGTGCTAGAACTGGTGGACACGACATACCATACCAACGTAAACGTATCATGGACATTGCTAGAAGCTTTAATGTTGGTAGGGTTATTATTGACGCTACTGGTATTGGTGGTGCGATTGAACAAGACATCAGAATAGAATGTATTAATAGTGTGCCCCAGATACACTTCATTCCTTTCATTTTTACTGGAGGGCCGCGTGGGACTAAGACTCAAGTATTCAGAGACTATGTGTCTTTCATACAACAAGGAAGAGTAAAGATACCTAATCCTGAGCATTTAGATATAGCAGGGCAGAAGATTATTAATAAATGGTTTAGGGAACATGTAGATATACAATATGTAATGGACGCGGCTAATAAGACAGAGCGCATTAGTGCTCCTGATGGTAAACATGATGATTATTGTGATAGCTCGGTTTTAGGTATTCATGCTACTTTAGCTATGTTGCCCGGTACGGCGACAGTAGCTTCTTCTAAGGATTCATCAGCTCATAACGTTCTTACTTCTAATATTGGAAGGCATTCAGGAGTCTCTTTATTTAGGACGAAAGGGCACAATTTCAAACGACAAAGTAAATATTCATTATGACGAAATCTTTATATACTGCTACGATTATACTATATAAGTGGTAGCCATG